TGACGCGGGAGGCCAGATCGACCTTGCCGGCGGCATCGACGGCGACGGGGAGCTTGGACTCCTTGACCGCGCAGTGGACGAGCATGGAGGCGACGGCAGAAGTGAGCACCTGGCCGCGCTGCGTCACGACCTCCACGCCCGTGTAGAGGAAGCCGACGCAGGTCTGACGTCCGTCAGAGGCCGCGTCATCGTATGGGCCGTACTTCCCGCCGGTCGTGATCTTGCCCAGCGGAATGCCGCTCTTGACGTAGCCGTCCGGGTAGTGGGTGCCAGCGGTGAACTTGGTGACGTCCAGCGTCACGGACGCGACGATGTCCGTCCCGTGCGCACCCGCCAGCCAGTCACGCCGGTCCTGAGAGAAGCTCTCAGTGATGAGTCCGAGATTCATGGATCCTCCTGTGAGGGATAGGTCAGTTCTTGCCGTGACGCTGGCGATACAGGTCCGCGCCGGTAGCGGTGGTGCGGGTGTTGCCGCCTACGTCGCCCCCACGGTCGCCGCCTGCGCGGGGTGGAGGCGGAGGGGTGCCGAGGGTTGAGGGCGCGAAGTCCTTCAGTAGGTCGTCTGCGTCGGTCTCCAGCTCCTCCTTCGTGGAGCCCTGGAGTCGCTTGGCCTGCGCAGGCGTGAGGCCCTTCTCAGCAGCTACGGTGATCCGCAGCGCGTCCGCGCGTGCCTCGTCCCGCTCGCGTTCAGCGGTGAGTCGGGCGGTCTCCGCGGCTTCCTTCTCTGCCTGGAGCCGCTCAGCGTCGGTGAGGTCAGCAGCCTTGCGTGTGGCGAGCTCCGCCTCAGCCGCGCGCAGGCGCTCCAGCTCCGCAGCGTCAGGCGCAGCCTTCGCGGCCGTCTCGTGCTTACGGGCGTGGTGCTTCCAGTACGCCACCTGATGTTCGGTACTCATCTCCGCAGTGGGAGTGTTGTCCGGGTAGCCGTGCTCGTTGACGGCCGGCTTCACGCCATCGTCAACAGTGCCGTCGCCACCACCGATGAACCGGATCGGGCGACCATCCTTGCGGTAGCCCATGATGGTCTGCGGAGCGTGGGAGAGCGCGAGGGAGTGCCGAAGGTTGCGCATGGTGGTTCCCCTGTCGGGAGTCGTCAGCCCGTGGCGGGCGTCAGGTCGGAAGGTGGATGTCGTCGGGGCCCGAGAATCGCTGTCCGCGATACCCGAGGACCGGACCAATCTCGCCGTGATCGTTGGCGATGATGATCTTTCGGTAGTCGACCGCTCGTCCTCCACGGTCCGACTTGCCAAGCGCCTCTTCGACTAGGTCGTGGATGCGCTCTAGCTTCTCTTCGTCGATGACCTGGCCCGGATCCTCGTCGGCCGTCACCAGCTTCACGAGGCAGTCACAGCCCGGATGGATTGGCGCCAGGTCGCGCTTCCGGTAGCGCTGCGTGGACGCGATCATGCAGAGCGCGCAGTCGTACTCGCCCTGCAGCTCACGGACCGTGTACTGAAAGCGCGGCATGTCGTCGCCAACTTCGCGCACCGTGTGCGTGCGGGACAGCTGAAGATCGGTCTTCGCGAGCGTCTCCAGGCGGTGCGCTCCGCGGTCCAGGGCGACGTCAAAGGGGACGTCGTTCTCCAGGGCAGCCCACACGTCCTTGAATGGGCGCCGGTAGACCTCTTCGGGGTCGACGTCGCGTAGCGCACGTCCGGTCACCTTGTCGAAGTCGAGGTCTACTCGGGTGCCTCCGCCGATATCGCGGTAGGTCTGCTCCAGGTAGGTCGTCGTGAGCGCGGCTATCTGTCGTTCTCCCGCAAGCAGCACGGGAAGGGCTGTCCGCTGAAACCGCCGGACGTCGGAGGAGCGCCAGGAGCCCAGATCAGTCCAGGACCGGCCAACGCGTCCAAGGACGCTTGCCCACACGCCGCTGACGGCCGTTCCGTACTGCCGGTCAAGCCGCGTCAGGGACATTGTCACGCCCGATCATGGTCGGCTCGTTCTGTGGCTGCTTCGCGTCGCGCTTGGCCTGAAGGGACGAGGGCTGGGGATCGGTGGCCGGCGTTGCGTTGAGTGCGTCTGCCGCTCGGTCGATCTCCATGCGCGCGATCTGTGCGGGCGTGTATCCCATGTCCTCCATGCGCTGACGCCACGGGACGCCGGCCGAAGCCTTCTTCACGGCTGCATCAGCCAGTTCGGAGATGGTCCGCGACTCCGGGTCACGCCAGATGGTCTCAGCGCTCCAGGCGGTCGCGCGGGTCTCGTCGCCGGCGACCTTGAAGGCCAGGCGCATGACGTTTTCCCACGACTCTCCGAAGGTGCGCTGACGGTCGCGAACCTTGCTGATGAGGCCGGTCTCCGCAGCCTTCAGAGCGTCGCCGCTCACGTTGACGACGGCGCCGATCAGGTAATGCGGAGGCGTCCGCGAGATGGCGGCCAGATCCTGAACAGCAGCCTCTACGGCACGGACGTACGGGACAAGGTCCGTCGCGGAGAACTCGCCGAACTTCACGTCGGGGTTGTCCGTCGTCCAGAGCTTGCGAATGTCCAGCTGGAAGGGCTGAATCGCTGCACCCGTGAGCGGGTCCTCGTCGACCTCCAGGCCGGCGGCGTACCGCTGACGGAAGGCTCCGTACTTCATGGCGGCAATCAGGTTGATAAGCGACAGGTTGATCCGGTTCTGGATCGACAGAACGTCCTCATGCTCCGCGAATCCCTCCGGCCGACGGTTGCGCCGGTTGATGAAGGGAACGAGCGGAACCATTCCCAGCTCGTTCTTCCGGTAGCCGTCAGGCTGCGTCGGGAGCGCCAGGGCATCCCATCCGCGGAGTTCAGCCGCGCGGCCGGAGAAGGTCGGGGACGCTGTCTTCGTGGTGAACTCATGGACCTCTGACGGAGTCCAGAGCGTCGCCCGGGTGTTGCCGGTCCAGTCGTCACGCCAGAGTTTCAGGCCGGCTGCCAGCTTTCGGCGGTTGCCTTGCTCGTGCTCCACGGCCACCTGTGTGGGTGTCTCGTGGGTTAGCACCGGACGGCCGTCGTCGCCCTTTTCAACGAGGACGAACGCCCGTCGCTGCGACATGGCGCCGTAGTGGACGAGAGCTGAATCCGCGTCCATTGAGTTCTCTTGCCAGATCCTATTGGCCTCCTTGTCGGAGACCTTCGCGCCGTCGGACGACTTGCTGTCCGGGTCGTCGAAGCGGAAACCGTCGACGCCCAGCCGCTCGCCTGGCGAGTCGATGACGAGAGACAGCCAGTTAGTGCGGGCGTCCCGCATCCACTCTGCGATTTCCTTCGGGTCAACGCCAGGGACGTGGGGCAGCTTTGGCTTGCCCTCTGCGGCCTTGCGCAGTGAAGTCAGCCCTGGGGTTACCTCTCCGTCGACGTCGCGCGAGTCGTCACGCTCGTCCAGGAGCTTTTTGCCGAGACGCTGAAGCCACCACCCAGGAGACTCCACCTTCGTGACGTCGATAGGCACTAGTGGACCTCCTTAGAAGGCGACGAGGCGGCCAGTCCGCTTCTTTCGCTTGGTGATTCCTGCAGCGACGGCGTCAGCGCGGCACTCGTAGGCGAGCGTGGCGGACATGGCGGCGTCGATCTTCTTCGGGCTTTTCGGATGTTCCTTGCCGATGCCGATGTGGTTGCGGCCCATGGGGCGGCGTTTGGCGCTGACGACGTGGCGCGAGAGCGTGGCGCCCATCCGGGCATACGCAGCGTCGTTGTCGTCAGCCTTGTCGGCGCCAGCCCATGAGAGACCCTTGTCGTCAACGGCCTCTGTGAATCGGTTGAGCGCTTGCTCCATGGCTGTCGGGCGGTTGGTCCACCACTCCAGCGGACGGGCCTGTGTGGCACGTACCTGGAGGTCGTCACCGTGATCCCGGGTCCAGGCGTCCACGTAGTCCTGCCAGTGCGGCGGGTCGCAGTAGAAGCCACAGACCTCGTAGCGCTCGAAGGCGCGGCCGACGGCGTTGTCTACCGACTCGCGGTCGACTTGCCAGCCTTCACCTTCGGGGCCTTCGGGCTTCTCCCAGACACCGAGCAACTGCAGATGACCGTCCGAGACGCGGCAGGCTGTAAGCGCCGTGGCGTCGTCGCGAATGGATCCGTCGAAGCCCAGCGTGATCAGTTCGCCGTCAGCTATTTCCTCGTCGCGCCGGCAGAGCTGCCAGGCGTCAGGGTCCATCCACGCATCGGAGGAGGACGTCCGGCTGTTGAGGAAGTAGCGCTTTCCGTCGGCAGAGTCGTTACGCAGGTCGTAGAAGTCGTCGACGAGCGTGTCCAGGTCCATCCACTCCATGGCGTCGCCGTAGGAGTCGAGCAGAGCGGCCCGGAGTTCGTCTTCGTTCTTCAGGTCCTTACAGACGCCGTACCGGTGGTCGTACATGAGACGCGCGCGACCACGCTTTTTGCGCCCCTCACGGATCGCTTCAGCCTCTTCGTAGGTGCGTTCCGCGACGCTGTCTTGCCCCGGGGCGAACATCGTGGTCGTTTCGAGATACCACGTCTGCGCGCCCTTCTTCCGCTTGCGGAGGTTTCGGGTAACGGTCGCGTACATGCGCCGAAGTTCAGGCGTGTTGTACAGGTGGGTTTCGTCGAAGCAGACCCATGTTTCCTTACCGCCGTCCTTCGACGAGGACGAGGCGGTTGACGGTGTGATCTCTCCACCGTCGGGAAGGTTGATCTTCGTCAGTCCCGGGTCGACGCCAGGGACTGCGGACAGGAGTGACGCCTCGTCGGTCAGGTTGAAATAGATGGTGTCGTACACATTGCCGGTCTGACCTTCCTCCGTCGCCATGATTCGGAGGTAAGGGACCTTGACTGGCCGGCCCATCGGCTCGCCGGGCTCGTAGACGTACTCAAAGCCCAGCCCCCACGG